AATTATAACATTTATCAACCGTTTTACATATCTCTATACCTAACTGTTCGACAGTTTTAGGATTGTCACTGCCTGTAACAAGAGATACATTATTATTTTGTGCAAAGTACATAAACCATAATGCAAACTCTGATTGAATTCTTTTGCGGCTTGGAGTTAGTGTGCCGTCTACATCAAATAAGAAATGATTATCCACTCCTACATTCTCCTCTCGTTTATTCTCCAAAATCAAATAAGCTACTAAATGTATTTTGTTGTTTAGTATCTTCTAAGTTGTAGTTTAGTACACCAATAAGATTGTCTAGTTTATTATCAATTATTGTTTCCTCCATAGCATCATTGTCAAAAGGAAGTTCTTTAAACCAGTCTGGTATACGTAGTTCATCTGTAGGATATGCAACACTGGTGTAACCTAGTGGATTATTTTTAAGTTTACACACAATGACTTTCATACCGTCTACAATTTCCTGTGAATACTTGTCACCGTTCATACGTTTCAATGTATTCCAGTTAATACTTGCTCTTACATGTCCTGGCATGTTGGCTTTTCCTTGCTTTTCTTCAAGTCTTTGATAATGTCCTATTTTATTTGCACGTTTGGGAGATCCTTTTTCCCAACCAGGACGTTCCTTGAAGCTACGTCTAAATTCTGTTATGCGTTCTAGCACTTCTTTTTCTGATTTTTCTTGTAGCACCATCATTAGTACTTCACTCAAAAACTCTTGCATGAACACAGGAGTATCAGATCTACGTAAGTCCAAACCCATTGCTTTTACTTTGCCAGGTTTGCCGTCGACATCACTTCTAAAACCTTCAACATCATATACAAGTGCCGCATACCTTTTCTTTGTAATATACAAGCCTGATTCTGCAACAATTTCTCTACCTGCCGCAATAACTTCTGCACGACTTTTAGGACAATGGAATGCTTCTAGCATAAACTTTTCAAAAGTTGTGTTTGCCTCTTCCGCAACTTGATCATAAAGTGTAATTACATTGTCTTTACTCCAAGGAATGTTTCCAGAATCAATATCTTTTCTTAGTGTTGGATATGCTGAAAAATAAACAGAGTCAGTGTCTCCGTATATCACTGCTTGACCTACATGGTCATATGTACCTGTAATAACTTTGTTAACTTCTGCACTCATATGTTTAACAATAGTTCTTCCACTTAATGTTGTACTTTGACCAATACGTTTATCAAAAAATCTACAACCTGGATTAAGAATAGCACCATATAAACTGTTCAAGTTAATCTTTTTCACTAACTGCCTTTTATCCCAAAATGCAACTTCAGTATTATTATCTGCATCTTTTGCCTTTTTTAGCATCTTTTGTAGTTCTTTTCGTTCTGCATACCAACGGGCAAGTATTCCAGGAATAACACCTTCAAATTCTGTTGTAAAGATAGTACCATTTGAACTAAGCATCCAAGGCATGTTACTTTCAAACACCAGTTTGTAAATTTCAGCACCACTCATAACTTGACTTTCTTGATTTTCAAAGTCAACTGTTATAGCAATGTCTTTTCTCTTTGCCATTACTGCTTCATATTCTTCTGTGCCAAACTTACCTTCCCATGCACCTGCAAATGATTTCTTTTGAAGCACCATAGCATCATGTAACATAGCTTCTGTATGTTCAGGACGAAGTTGTCCTACAATGGTTTCCGGAGCCATATTCAAAGCTCTAATCACACTAGGATACAGACTGTTTAAGTCCATACTACCAATCCACTTGTGTAAACCTTTTTTAGGAAATGCAACGTAGGCACCTGCGGCCGCAGTATTTTCGTCATCACGTCTTGGACGATTAGGAACCTGTAGTCCTCTATGATGTGCTTCGTTGATAATTGCTTGTTCTGTTACTGCAACAGCACCCATTGTGGTCTGTAGCAAAACAGTATTTGCATGAGCTAGTTCGTTTGATAAGTCAATGAACTTTAGTTTTTTGTCCAGCTTGTCCAGTAGTGCAACGTCTTGTCTGTTGTACTCAATGAACGTTCTGAAATCATTGTTATAAAGTTGATCGAGGGTACCTTCATAAACAGTTTTCTTTTCGCCAACTTCAAGTTCACCGATTGCATCCAATCTATAAGTGTGTCTTTCTTCATATGTGTATTTACGATAAAGTTCCAAACTATCTAAATGCACTCTGCCTACTAGGTCATAGGTTTCAGCTGATTTACCATACTTTTCATATTCACGTTTCTTAGGAAGTTGTTTCCACAAACAGAAACGTCTAGTATCGTCTTTGCTTAGTACTCTACTTACTCTATTTACAGTATATGGAATATCATAACCTTCACTGTTCCAGCCAGTAAGTATGTCACTATCTTGAATAAGATCTAGAAATGCTTGTAACATATCTCCTTCATTGGAGAATAATATACATTCTTCACCCCACTCTTTTACTTGTTCCTTTGCTTCGTCCATTGATAATGTCTTTGGAGGCAATGCAAGTGTTATAAGTGCGTCAAGCCATTGTAGGTGAACAGTTATAGCGGTGATTGGCATAAACGGATCACTTGGATCAGCAAAGCCACGTTCTGGATCAAAGTCAGTCTCGATATCAAAAAATGCAACATTAAGTTTAGGTGCATCTTGATTGAGATAGTTTTCACTTAGACATTGGAATATAGGATTTATGTCACTTTCAAATAGTTCTTTGCCTTTGTTAATTGCAACTTCTTTTCGAAAGTCTTTTGTATTTTTGGAAACAATTCTAGTTAAAGGATCTCCATATATACTTTTATGCTTACCTCTTTGATCCTTATAATAGAATGTATATTTTACGGGATATTCGTGAAATTTTCGTTTGCCGTCTACTCTTTCAACGACTTTTATTATGTCCTGATCACGGTCAAAGACCGCATCTACGTAACTCATTTTCTCTCCTCGTTGTTTATGGCCAACGTACCTTCTACATGCCCGCCAATCGGCTTGGGGCGTTTGTTGTATTTAACTACTTGTCTTTACCAACGGTAGCAACAAGAATTTCTAAGTCTTCAAACTCGTCTGCAACTCTATGCCAGTCGCCTTTTTGTGCAACTTTTATAGCTTTGTTAATCAATGCAGGTTTAATCTCTAATTCTTCTGCAACTGATTTTACTGTATCTTTTAAGCCTGCCTGTAGGTCTTCTACTTCTTGTAAAACATTAACACCTTCGTTTACAAGTCTTTCAAGTTTCGCCTTTTCTTCTGCACCGTATACACGATTACTCATATTGATCTCCTAATGTTTGTACTAGTATACAATATGTTTTATTGTTTGTCAAGCATTTTTTTATATGCTTCTTCAAAACCATCCAAAGTGCCGTTAAATTCTACACTTTCTCCTTGTAACCTACACCACATTCGTTTGAAATAGCCGTTGTAACAACTGTAAATGGTATCCATAGATGAATTCAAATGACCCTTTACAATCCAGAACATTTGACAAGCCTCCTTATGTGAGGGTTTATCCTCGCCGCCTGCCATTTATTTGAAATTTCTAAGTGAGTGGTATAATTGGTCCTTAACAGACTCTTCTTTTGGTTCTTCTTTTGGCTTTCGCCCTTTTAGTATTCTATTCATAGATACTAAACTGCTTCTAAATCTAGGTTCAGTAAGCAATTTTGTTATTAATCCTACATAAGGACTAAGTGCATTTCTTTCGTTCGGAGTTAATGTTTCTCCTGCTACTGCTTTTTGCAAGCCTCTAGCAACTAATATGTTTGGATCGTCTGAATCTAAATCTGCCCTTATGGCTGATATGGCCGCTGATAATTTATTTGGGTCTATATCGTCCTCGCCTACTAACTTGTCTTTTAAAGGATGAGGTTGTGATCCAGTACGACTAGGAGTAGATGTTTTTGGCATAGGATCCTTGCCTTTAGCTTGTCCGGGAGATCCCATTTTTTGAGTTTCACTTACTCCTGCAAGTGTTTTTATTTCATCAAATATACTCATTCTTGTCCTTCACTAAAAGAAGCATATCCTTTATCTCTATTGTCACTGTATTTTTCGTATGCTAATCTATATGCTTTTTCCGCATCAATAGGTTTTATATCAGGAAATTCTTGCATTAACTTTGCAATCAATCTTTTTTTAGGGTGGATGTTGATCCATCTTTTGGCAAATGGAATATATTTTGTCTTCATTTCTCTGCCGGACCAATCTAACCACCCCCAGCCTTCTGTAATTTGATGTGCTAACATTCTACTTACAATGTCTGCAACTGCAACCTGTACAAACATCATTTG